CGATGTAGACTCAATGTTTTCTTCTGGCTTAACCTCTTGTCCCACACTCGCGCAAGTCCGCTCGAGAGCCTCATTAATCTTGTCTCTAACCAAAGGAATTATCTCCTCTCTCATCTTCCCACCACTCGGGATTGATACTCTAACCACTTGATTATCTCCTTGTCCTATAATCTCATAACTTGTGATGACCCCAGCATCTATCAGTGGAGATAGGGCCATCTCTACCATGGCATAGGTAGCAGCTGTCCATAATTTTTGATTCAATCCCTCGAATCCTCCTTTATGTCCTGTCCAAGCTAAACTTGATTCAGGTGGAGTCGGTAGTTCCACTCCTTCTGGTCTTAGGCCTCCAACTCTCACTAAGATCTGTGCATTTGAGAAGAACCAATGGGTGACTGTGAATGTTCCTTTCACCCCGAACATCATGTTGATGTCATGCCCAAGATTATGTATTGTCAGTTCTCTCCATTTGAGATTCCACCTCGTAAGATCAATCTCAAGAAATAGGTTGAAATCATCTCCACCTCTGTTCGGATCGGTAAACCGAAGGAATCTTTCCTGATTTTGAGTCTTTGTTTTAGTCATTGTTTGTTGGGGCAGATACTTGAACAAGCTGTCAGACAGATTGGCCTCAATTGCAGTAAAAAAACATCTCATTTCCATAACTAACATTGCAAACATTCTAGCCTCTAGTTTAAATTCACGCTCTTTCGGATATAAGCTGACAATCATCCAGTCCTCTGGAATGTTTCTTGAACTTACTCGTTTAACTATATCTTTAATGCTTATCTCTTTTCGCTGAAGACACTCTAGAAGTAAACGCCTGTCCGAAGATGGAGTCCCTTTGTCCCATGTCAGATGTTTCTCACTTTTGTACAATGAGATTGATTTATCATCCATCAAATCGAGGAAGTTCGGGAAGTAATCAAAGTCAAAAAGTTTCCCCCATTCTGTTGTATTCCAATCCTCTAGAGGATATGATGTTCTGGTGAGAGCTCTATGTTGTCTATCATTAAGTTTCTTAAGCTTTGTCTCCTGATCAGCATGAAAGAGGATTGGCCACTTTCCGTGCTGTTCAACATAAGAGCATAAGACAATGTGACAAAACGTATTTCTCAGCCTTTGAGCATCTACCAGGGAAGTCAGATCATCCGATCGAGCGGCTTCCGCGGCTGATAAGCCTCCCAGTTCAGGATCAATGAGGGGATGTCCGCTTGTTTTTAGACATCCAAACAACTCTACAATGGATCTTACTTCTTCAACTCTCTCCACAACATCAACAAGTCTATTCACCCGCCTATGATTTGTTGAATTGAGCGTCCGGCACACTGATTGCTCCTTCTGTTGCATCTTTGTTAT